TGAATCTGATTCTACACCTCTTTTGGCCGCTCGCGACCTAAATAAGATGGTTCGACATTTACCTTGGGCTGCATGTTGCATCCCTCAATGTTTGTCGAGATTTCAGAATCGTTGTTTTGGCAAGTATTTTCGTCCCTGCTGGTATCTTCCTTGCCACCTTGGTGGTTTTGGTTTGAATCCAGCCTTTGCTCCCGATGATTGGTTTAAACACCTTTCCCGAGTTCAAAGACGAATGGCTTCACAGTTTGTTTCAAATCCTGAGCTACAGCTGTTTTCGAGAGAAGGATTTTCCATCCCTCTTGCGAAATTTGCTGGTGCGGTGCTGAAACCTAGACTGGTTGTTGGAGAGTATGTTCCCCGTGATTTTGAAGAATTGTTTGATGATGACCCTTGGGTTGCTCGGATTGCTTACGCTTTCCGGGCAACTGGTCAAGTTCAGACAGGTAACTCCTGTTCGAGCTTTTGTCCTAAGTTTGTGAAAACAGACTATAGACTTCATCCGATGTCTCTTCAAGGTATTTGTGATTATTGGAACGCCCGATGTTTCATCACGAAGAAATCACCTTGCCCTCCGCTCGCTCCGATCTTTCCTTATAAAGGTCGATCTGATCGAATTTCTTTTCATTATTCTCGTTGTGTTGAGCGCAAATATGGCAACCTTGTTCATTTTGATTACAAGGATGTTACTGTTCGTGCTCCAAATCCACCTGTGGATTTGAACGAGTTTGATGAACTGGTTAGAATGAGTAGATAGATGGATAAGACCCGAACAAGTCGTAAAACTGTTCATTGGGTTTCTGTCAGTAATAGTCCAAAACGTTGTCCCTATAGGGGCGTAAATAATTACGTGCTAAATGTCACTTTTGTGGCTAAAATGCCGAGAGACTACACGGAACTTCCGATTGGCCTATGCTAGTTGGTTTGGCAGAGATGAATAGTCCCGCCTTGATTTGCGGAATCCAATACTAAATCATGCCTCGTAAACTTAAGAAACCAAGTGTTTCTCCTAAACAACAGCGTTTGACTCAGAATAAAAGAATTTCTGTGCCATCTGCTATTGGAAATCTCGTTAAGACTTCCACACCGGACCTCCAATCATCCTTTTCTGGGGATGGTCGTGTTCGAATTCGTCATCGTGAATATATTGCGGATATCAATGGATCTGAGGCTTTTGCCTCATCAACATTTGTTGTTAATCCTGGTATTTCCGCTTCTTTTCCTTGGTTATCTGTTATCGCTGCTAATTATGAGAGTTATAAGTTCAATAAACTTTGCTTTCAGTTTAGCACCGAAAAACCGACATCCGTTGGTGGTTCACTTTTGATGGCTATTGACTACGATGCTAATGATGCCGCTCCGACTTCTAAGTCCGAGATTATGGCTTATCATAATGCTGTTCGTTGTCCAGTGTGGTCTCAAACTGATTATGTTGCCGATAAACCTGATCTTTCAAAACTGCCTCAACATTACATTCGTTCAACGACTGTTTCTGGGACGGATTTGAAGACTTATGATGTCGGTAACTTATTTGTTTGTACATCTGGTTGTGCCGATACCTCTGCTTTAGGAGAACTCTACGTCATTTATGACGTTGAGTTAATTACTCCTCAACTATAGGTATCAGTTGCGCCTTCTTTTGGATTATGTTGTTGGCTTTTTCAACTCAATTATGCGGACTCTGGAAGTTCCTTTTTCGGTAATTCCACTAGCTGTTATACTTGTATTGATTCTCCGGCAAATGCTTATACTTCACCTTCCTTCACCTTTTCAGGTAGTGGAGGTTCCGATATCATGACTTTCTCTCAGGCAGGAGTTTATGTTCTCTTTCCTGTGATATTTTGTGCTACTGGAACTCTTAATGAAGTTGCCATAATTCCCGCATGTACTTTGACCAATGTTTCTGTAGGCAATGATTCAATTAATAACGCCACTTTAAGTGACGGTAGAACTGTCTCTTTTGCCTACATACTTTCAGGGATTAGTGGGGAAATTGCTTTTCCTGCTTTCTCTGAATTGACTTCTATTTATGGAGTCAATTGGGAATATAGTATGTGTCTCCAGATGTTTGTCCATCGTCTTTCCTAAAAGGAGCAACGCACGTCTTTACATCCGTCTGTGCTAACAAGGAAATGTGTCTAGTGGTCTATTTTTCCCACTGACTGTCTCCCGTTTCCACTTGCTTCGCGACCAAAGGGTTTTACCAAGACCCAGGGGGGTTGCGAATAACTTGCTGTTTCTGAACCGGTAGTTTCATGAAGACATAATTTAGGTTACGACAAAGTATGGTCTGCAAAAGGCCAAGAAGTCGTGTAACTATTTTTTGTCTGATTGAACTTGCGG